TAGTCGTGGGCCGCTTGGAAGCCCATAAAAAAATTACAATTATGCCATTAGGTAACCAAGTATATATGGGTACCAATGTACCGATACCCTGAGTAGAATGAAATCCTCTCAATTGGTACCCATTGACTGAGTCAAATGGCACCACCCAGAAAATTCCAAATAAATGCCAAAAATTATTTTCTTACATATCCCAAATGCTGTCTTACAAAAGAGGAAACCCTTGCCCAGATAAAGACGCTAGATACTGTAACAAACAAAAAATTCATCAAAATCTGCAGAGAACTGCACGAAGATGGGAGCCCTCATCTCCATGTGCTCATCCAGTTCGAAGGGAAATACAGATGCACGAATAAGAGATTCTTCGATCTGGTATCCCCAACAAGGTCAGCACATTACCATCCAAACATACAGGGAGCTAAATCAAGCTCCGACGTCAAATCATATATTGATAAGGACGGAGACACCCTCGAATGGGGTGAGTTTCAGATCGATGGAAGATCTGCTAGAGGGGGTCAACAATCAGCCAATGATGCTTACGCCAAAGCAATTAACACAGGAAGTAAGTCGGAGGCTCTTAATGTAATTAGGGAGTTAGCTCCAAAAGATTTTGTTTTACAATTTCATAATTTAAATGCCAATTTAGATAGGATCTTTGCACCTCCTTTAGAGGTTTTTCGTTGTCCTTTTCTTTCTTCTTCTTTCGACCAAGTTCCAAAAGAACTTGAAGACTGGGTTTCCGAGAATGTTAGGGATGCCGCTGCGCGCAATGGGAGACCCATGAGTATTGTCATAGAAGGAGATAGCAGGACGGGGAAGACGATGTGGGCTAGGTCTATGGGTCCACATAATTATTTGTGTGGACATCTGGACCTTAGTCCAAAGGTGTACAGTAATGATGCCTGGTACAACGTCATTGATGACGTCGACCCCCACTATCTAAAGCATTTTAAAGAGTTTATGGGGGCCCAAAGGGACTGGCAAAGCAACACAAAGTACGGGAAACCAATTCAAATTAAAGGTGGGATCCCAACAATCTTCCTATGCAATCCAGGACCTACATCGTCGTATAAAGAGTACTTGGATGAGGATAAAAATTCTCCACTCAAAGACTGGGCACTAAAAAATGCAGAATTCATCACCCTCACGAGGCCACTCTACTCAGGTACCCATCAAAGTCCAGCACAAAATAGCCAAGAGGAGACCAATACGCAGGCGGAGAATTGATCTTCCTTGCGGCTGCTCTTACTATCTAGGACTTAATTGCGCTTCATATGGATTCTCGCACAGGGGAACCCATCACTGCAGCTCAGGCAGAGAATGGCGTATATACCTGGACGATAACAAATCCCCTTTATTTCAAGATATCCCAACACGACAAGATGCCGTTCTTGAAAAACCACGATATCATAACAGTACAAATACAGTTCAACCACAACCTGAGGAAAGCGTTGGGAATACATCAATGTTTTCTGATCTGCAAAATCTGGACTCATTTACATCCTCAGACTTGGCATTTCTTAAGAGTATTTAAATATCAGTGTATGAAGTATTTGTATAGTTTAGGGGTTATTAGCATAAACAATGTAATTAGGGCAGTCGATCATGTGATGTACAATGTAATTCAAACAATAGATGTAGAATTTTCTCATATAATAAAATTCAATATTTATTAATTTTGAACAGAATCATAGAAATAGATTCTGATTTTCAAAGTAGCATACACTGGATTACTGGCATGAGTACATGCCATATACAACAGTAAAGCGTTCTCTGTATGGTTATCGTACTTCGCAGTCTCTTGATGATTGTAAGTAACATGGTTGTTAATCTTCATGAACCTCTTGACTATTGCTTGCTCCTTGCTTGCATACTGACCTCCAGTCACTGTAGCTTGAAATTTACGAAGAACTTGGTATCGATCTCTATTATCATTTTTTACTGTTGCAGTACTAGGCTCATTATCATACATGTTAAAAACCTGACCAAAATCCTGGGGAGTCCCATAGGGTCTCCTATCACGAACTAAAAAAAACATGACAGTGTTTGTGTGATTCTTAGTCTTGATGTTCTCATCCATCCAGACCTTCCCCAACACATACACAGACTTTACACAAAATCTCTTTCCCACACGATGTGTGAGCCCATTACCACGAGTGACATCAGAAACACATATGACTTTACCCACATGGGCTATATCATGACGCTGTTCATAAGACTGAACCTTACATGGGCCTTCACACCCACGAGGAACATCACGGCTTCTATACATTCTGTATATCTTGGGCTTCCGAAACATGGGCCTGTAAGTCCATGACCTTCGCTTGTAAGACATGTCTGGGACAGTGGGGACAGAGGCAGGGAGACTGTACTGACTCCCGTAATTGAGCCTCCGACGTGTTATAGACATTGGCAACGACGTTACTGTATCTATTGAACGCTTCGGCATAATTCTTACTTCGCAATATGCAGATAAAATCTTTCAAAAACTCATGCCCAACAGTGTCCGGAGAATATTTATTCTGTAAGCTCTGAAGATATTTGATGGCAAGCATACATCTGAAGCCGTGTAAGCTTTCAGGAAATGGATGTACCAGAGGATCCCACATTCTTAATTCAAAACTGATGCAGCAGAAATAAATAGAGGACAACATAATTGTTAAGCGATGAGGGAGCGTTTCCATTGGTCGCAGCCGACATCCAACAGGCCCATTAGGCCCAAATATAAAAAAAATTTGCGCGGCCCACGGTAATATTA